TTCGTTACTGTCGGTGTTCTATATTCGCCTGCATAAACTTTAAACTTACCATTACTAAAGACCATAAATCCGGACATACTATTTAATATTGTTTCTATATTTTGCTGATAATTATGCGCTGTATCTAATGTGCCATTGCAAGTATATCTTTTCTGCGTTCCTCCGCCTGATAAACTAACTGTTTCATCACAAACATTAGCCGCCGCACTAATTAAAGTGTCATCTACCATACTTGCGCTAATTCCCATGCCATAAACTGTGTTGGTTAAATAATCTCGCAATATAATAGCGGGATTTTCACTCCATCCTGTTGAAGCATCGCGAGGGTCATATAGTTGGTCGTTACCTTTAACAATAGCGCTAAGAGCAGGCACACCTCCGACCCAAACTTCTTGATCATAACCTAATATAACCTGCAAACAACAGATACCCTTAAATCTGTCGGTAGCATTATCTAAATCAGTATTATTACCCCAAGTAGTACCGATATACTGAGTAGTTGTTCCAACTAGACCTGTATATATTGTAGCTCTTGGAGAGCTATTAGGATAATAACGAGAAGGCGCTGTAACCACGCCTGTTGTGGAGTTAATAGTTAAAGCATCATCATTAAAATAAACTGTTTCTATTTCTGCGCATTGATGTCCGGCTAATCCTACTAACACATAAAGATTACCTCTATCCATTCCGGGTGTTCCGGATTGAGAGTATTCTGCCTCTGCCATATATAATATTGGACCGCCTACTTTAGCTCTTCCATAAATAATTTTGCGAGATGTTATTGGGTTTCTGTGAGTAGTGCCTCGACCTAATAGTCCGGTCATATCTACTTTAGGCATCATCGCTCTAGCTGTGAAATATAATGGCACTCCGACTATAATAGCTTGAGCCGCCCAAGATATTGCTGTTGCTAATTTTCCTGTCGCTCCAAATGCCGACGCAATAGCCGCGCCTGCATCTACTATTAAAGCTGATAACCACGCCGCAAAATCAGGCATATCCTAACCTCAAACTTCTAACATTAAAAAAATTTTTACCTTCACTAACTTCACATTTATGCAGACCATCTTTTGCAGGTCCTAATAGATAACCTTGGTAATAAATTAATGCTAATTCATTAAACCTTTTATCTAATGTCTGTTCTGCTGTTACCACATCGCCATCTTGTAACTTATTAATGTTGGTATGTTGACGAAACCGACTGTCGATAACATCAGTTAAGCTTTTATAACCCATTCTTTTTAATAATTTGCTCGCTTGCATTTCGCTATTCCATTTTTTTATATCTTTTAAATGATCTATGCCTGTTGCTATTCTTATTGCTTCTGCTGAAAATGTGATGCAGTCATTGACACCATATCTAAATGGTTCGTGTAATTTTTGAGCTATAAATGTGTCTAAAGTGTTCATGTTAAAATGGATAATATTTACCTGATTGAAAATCTTCTAAAATTTTATCTAAATCAGCTTGAGATGGAGCAGATACTGTTGGTGGGACATTACTATATGGCACACCCCATAACACTTCTTTATTTTGTAAAGCTTCAACAAACCTTAGACTAGCATCTCCTGAATGAAGCGCTTTTTGGTCTTCATCTGTATAAAGTAGTCTTCTCGTTCTTTTTAAATCAATTAAAGAATTTTCTACTGTTAATGAAATTGACGATGTTTCACCTGCTTGTTGAATTGTCATCACATCCATCTTACCTATAAACAAGGTATATGGATTTTGAACTAATACACCATCTGTTAAAACGCCAAATAAAACTTTAGCAGTTCTATTTTGATACTCTTCATATAATGCTGATGCAATTAAATCATTGGGTATACCGGACAGAGATAAATTAATGCCATTTGCTTTAATTTGTTCTTCTTGTTTTATTTCTGATATTTGTCCGAACTCACCTGCGCCTATATATGTTATGCCGTCGTAAGTTATCTCGCCATATCCACTCCATAAATTAAGAGCAGGGTCAGCAATATTTATTTCTCCACCCATTCCTGAATGATTACCGCATTTATAATATAAAGTATTAGGAGCAGAGCTATCGACAACCCATTCAGTCTTAGCTCCTGCGTTACCCGGAGTGCCTGTCGTTGTAACACCGGTAGAATATGTCGTTCCATCTAATGACGATGCTAATAATAATGGATGTCCTGCGTTAGAGCTGTCGCTCTGATCAAAAACAATAGTATTACCTCTTGCAACATTAACCACTAATTGTTGAGTGTTATTTAATTCATATCTATTACCCTCGCCTGTCGCTAATACTGCTGTATATACATTTCTAGTTACACTTCCTGAAAAATCTAAATGAACAGCATAAAAAGGCTCGACTAATGTTGCGTCAATCTGAGTTTGAAAATCTATTGTCCGAGCCATTAGAGTGCCTCTCGACAGCTAAAACTTAAGCTATATAAACTTTGATGATTTACAGTCCATGTGATTTCATTACTAACTAATCGGAAGACACCTGTGCAGTTACTCGTCGTTACACTCTCCCCACCTGATAAAGCTGTTCTTAATCGAGGGAATATATCGACTGTAACATTTCCTCCGCCATCAGTATTTGAGTCAGATAATACTTTAAATAACTGTTTAGAGGTTCCTGTGCCGATACTAATATAATCTGATGCTTTAAAATAATTGGTCTGACCTGCTGTAGCGCCTGTTATAGATAATGAGGAAATATTAGCGCTGTGAGCGCCATTAATAGTTGGAGAACCCGGAGAGGATGCGTTAGTGCCTTGGTTAGTGAGGGAATTAGGGTCAGGTTGTAGATAGAATGTGCCGTAAGTTCCTTTTAACTTTAAAAAGAAAGCCTCCCATTCAGCTGATTGAGCGCGATTAAGAGGAATAGTCGTTATATCTGCCTCCCAATATTGTCCTGCCCATTGATATTGTTGTGTAGATTGAGTAAATGGAGAAACAGTCTGACCGGTAGTGCTAACTCCTAACATTCTGACTAAAGCAAAGCTAGTAGTATTAGGAACTGATAAAGGATAGGTTATACTCATACTTCTGCGCCTCTCATTCTATTATCTATAATCTGTCCTTGCGATGCTTGAGCTATTGCCGGCAATAACGATAAAATTTCAGCTCTTACTGTCGATTGAACACCTGTTGTTATATTAATTGTCTGATTTGTGCCGCCTAATTGATTATTAGGAGTGATTGTGCCTCCCATTCTTCCTAATGTTAGTAATTCAGGTCCTCTTTCGCCGACTAAGAATGTTCCACCTGCCTTAACAGGACCACCTAATGCTTGAGGAGTAGGTATTAATCCTTCAAAGAAGGTTTGAAATGGCGATAAAATCGGTCCGAGTATCATTTTTTGGACAAATAAGTTAACTAATGCCGCTAATATCTGCCTTCCTAGGTCTTTAAAGGCCTCTCCGACTCTTTTTGTTCCCATTATAACATTTTCAAAGGCTTTTCCGAATGATGTTGTAAATGCGGCGGCGTGATTTAAAGCGCTATTTCTAAAATCATTAACCTTTGACGCTAACTTATCAAAAGCATTAACAGAGTTAACGCCTTCTTTAGTCATTGCTTCTAAACCTATGGCTTGTGATAATTCGTTTTCACTCTTTGTGGTATTTAAAAGATTTTTAGCCGCTTCTCCGACTCTATCAATACCGCTTCTTAACTTAGCGACATCCTTCTGACCTTTTTCAATAGCCATAAAGAAACCTTCTTTAATAGGTTCTTCTCCGACTAACCAATCCGGAATATTATTAATCATCATCCCAATAGCATGGGACATCTTTAATATACCTTCATAACCTGAGACTATTCCGTGACTTAATTTAACGAATATCTCGAGTAACTTTTGTGCGGCTCTTTGTGGTCCACCATTCTCACTAAATTGCAGAGCAAATTTAGTTGCTATCTCGACCATTTTAGTCATTGCCGGTATTAATCCGACTAAGAATGTTCTAAATACACCTGCTCCGATTGTTTTTAATAAAAAGAAGTCATCGTTAAATTTTTCAATGCTAGCAGAAGCTTCTGCATTTAAGACTAAACCAAACTTAATAGCATCTTCTTGCATCTGCGTTAAAGCTTCTGACCCTAACTCTAACACTTGGATCATAGCCATACCACCTTTACCAAATAATTGGAAAGCTATGGTTGCCTTTTCTTGTTGCGTTGCAAGACCTGCTACTTCATCTGATAATCTTTTAAACCTTTCATCAGGTGACAGTCTATTTAACTCATCTACAGACAAATTAAGAGCTTCTAAAGCATATCTAGCAGTACCTATACCCTGCTCTGCCTCACCTAAGTTCTTTTCCATCTTTTCTAATGTCTTTTGAACAGTAGATATTTTTTCGCCGGCAAGTGCGGCGGCTAATTCAAAGCCACCTAACTGTTTGGTAGTTAAACCAATCCTGTCAGCCATCTTCTTATTAGCATCGACTGACTCTAAGGTTCTTTGCGTTAAGATACCGAGTCCTGCAATACCTGCGAGTGCTACTAGACCGGTTTTAAAGTTAAATACTGCTTTTTTTGCTATATTTAGTGACCTAGTAAAACCTCTAAACACTCCACGCGTGAGGTCTTTAGCTACTAATAGTGTGCTTAATTTTGCTTGACTCATTTTTAATCTTCTCTGCTTCTAATTGATAAAACGCAATCCAATAGACAAACTCTTCAAAGCTTAAATCTAATATTGCATCTATGGTGGTGTGTTTACGATCAGCTAATAAATAAATAAGATATGTAAACTGATCGCTAGTTAGTTTTTTTCAGCTTGCTCAACATCAGGAACATCAAAGATATTCTCTAATAATTTTGCGCCTATATCAGTTATGAACTTAACATCCATACCTAATAAATAAGACCGGTCATCGTCTCCAAAGACTTTAACCCCTTCTTCATTAGTCAATTTCATAATGATTAAATCTACTATGGCTTGAAAGCTTGGTAGATCACCTGATTGAAGTTGTTTATAAAATTCAGGGTATTGTTTTCGAAGTCTTGTGTCCTCTCGAACTGTTAGTTGTGAATAAAAGACTTTTAATGGTTCTCCATTATCAGCCAAACCCGGTATAGAGAAAGAATACTTTTCTTTTCCCCTTTGTAGCTCTAAGAGCCGGTCCTTTAAGCTCATTTAATCTCCTTATGATGCTGTTGCTTGTGATAGAGCGCCTGTGCCTGTTAAACTAACTGATGCAGTTAGTAATCCATTAGCTGACTCACTCCAATCTAGCGATGATACTAAACAAGTTCCTGTGTAGTATTTGTCAACGCCTGATGCTGTTCCTTCTACATAGAAAGAAACTGTTACGCTTGCTCCACCGCCTGCACAAGCAGTTAGTAAAGCCGCGCCTGCGGTGTCTGCATCATCAAAAAATAAATTAACTGAACCAGACCAAGACTCAAGTGTGTTGACGAATGATTTGCTAGTCGTTCCGATTGATGATGTTTCAACGCTATCTACTGTTTTATTAAATGAGAAGTCAGTAACTTGACCCAATGTGTCTGAGCCGACTTTAACTACTGCTTCATAACCTTTAGCTATTGCCATAATATATCTCCTTAAATTATAGGTGTTTGTGAATTAGTTGCTCTTGTATAATAAAGAACATCATAATTTAATCTGATGAGTCCAATAGGTTTTTCAGACTCTGCTGTTATCTCTACCTCTGTCGAGGTTAAAGTTATTTCTATTGCCTTGCCATTTAAATTAGGGTCAGCTCCGAGTGCATCTTCTACTTCTCCTGATATAGTATCTAAAGTATTCTCTATTGATGTGTTGCCTTCTGCAATTCCTTCAATAGATACGACGCACATTCGTTTATAGGTAGATGGACTGCCATATTCACGCTCACTAGCCTCATCATTAGTATAAACTAACAAACATGGTAGATTTGCGTTAGGCACTAATGAATATAACCGAGTGTTATAAACTTTACTGCCTGTTGTTGTTAATCCGGTTAATGTTGTTATTATCCGGTCTCTAATTTGTTGTCTTGCGTGTGACATATCTGCCTACTGTAATTGTAAATGAATTAAAGAAATGCCTGTGCCATCGCGTTGTATTTCTTTAACCTTAAATGTTTTTTCAGTATCTGTGACTGTATCTGTTAGGACTATTGTATCGTCTGCCGCATATCCATTAGGTAAATCTTTTGTTCTTAACTGAATAGTTGGAGTGGAGCTTGATACAGGCGCTCCACCACCATCAAAAGTAAAATATGGGTCTTCAAATATTGCCTTTAAAATATAGGTATCGTTAGATGCCGCTACTGTATAAGTAATATTTTGACCAAACGCATCAGTATTAAAGAAAGCTAATGGTGTAGTGTCTATAATACCCATTACTCACTCTTCGCGTTTAGACTGCCTGTTTTTGGTTTAGCAATAACTGCTTCTACTGTTTCGTTGTTAGGTTCTGCCAATTTAGCGTTTAAATATTTTTCAGCGCTATCAGGCGGGAGATCTATCACATCTCCTTTTTTTCTTTTTATACCTAATACTTCAGTATCTTTAACTAATTTAATCTCCACGAGTCTCTAGCTCCTCGCCTTTAACTGCGCGGTCTGTTTTTTTAGACTTTGCTTTAGCATCTACAGCTAATCCGTTGTTAATTAAATAATTAGCATCTCTGTCATCGCATTCAACAGTTTCTCCTGCCTTAACGACATTGCCATTTATATACATATTTCTAGTTGGTTTTATTTTCATATTTGTATTAGGGAGGGATTGCTCCCTCCCATCTCCTTCAAAGGTGTTTTGTGTTGTTAAAGTCAATTAAGCATTAAGCTCCAATTGCGAAAGACACCGGGTGTTTAACACCGAAGTCTAATGAAGTTAGAACTCTTAGTCTTAATCCACCGCTTTTAAATAATGCGTATGGATCAGCTTCTACTTCAATACCGCCTGCCCAAGTTGCTACTATAAACTCAGAGAAGTCTCCGAGGATATATTTGTTAGCAGGAACCC